CAATAAGTCGAGGTCGCCTGTGTATGCCTCTTTGCGCTCACCTGTGCCGACGAGCTTTAAGAAAGCTTTGACGCGACCATATGCCCATTGATTGCGAGTCATGCCCGGACGATGTGAGACGCTGAAAGCGCCTGCGCCTCGCCTGAATACAGCTTTGAGAGAGCCAAGATCGACTTTCTTGCTCTTAGCTTTGTATCGGTCGTTGTGCTTGTCGACCATACCTTGCAGAGCGCGCGCGACGCTCTCAGAGATCTCAATGCCACCTCGCTTGCCCGATGCTGAGCCTTGCGGGTTGGTCTTGCTCCCTTTGATCTGATCACGCTGAGGCGCTGGCGTTTGGGCTTTAGTCCTAGCCATTCTTGCGCCTCCTGATCGCTGCCTCTGCAAGAGATGCGACATTACCTGCGCTTGCTGTTCTCTCGAGCGCAGATCGTTGTGCCTCCTCGGGCAGGTCGCCAGCTCCTAGTCGCTCCCTGATGGCGCGCTCGAGCTCGTCGTCTGGTGTAAGCAGACCAGACGTTACGAGCTGAGGTAGCATCGCGAGAGACTCTGCTAGGTCGTCGGTATCGAGCCCGGTGTGCACGAGGCGAGGTAGCTTGCTTGGGTCGACTGTGCCGTAGTTCCATCTGATCAGCCTGCCTATGGTTCCTGCACCACGACGATCAACCCCGCTAACAGCAGAGGCCACAATATCGCACAGGTTAATAGCAGCTCGTCGAAATACACTTAAATGCACCTCACCTACTGAGCGCGAGCCGGTGTCGGTGATGCCAAGGTTGGCAAACTGCGCGAGAAAGGCTTGCGAGATTTGGTTGTCACACTCTTTGATGATGTCGAGCGGGCCTTGCGCGTAAAGGTTTGGCGCGCTCGCATACTGATCAAAGCTCACGACCGGGTTATCAATGAGGTATGCTTGCTCAGCTGAGAGGAAAGCTTGCGCCTGCGCCTCTGCCTCATCGATCATCGCGTTAATGTCTGCATCGGTTAAGCCGTGCATCTCAGCGACTGAACGATCAACCTTAACGCGAGGCGTCGGCACTGCCCAACGATCGACACCGACGCACATAAGATTGCTGACCTTTTGCTTGGTGCGCCACCACCACCAAACAGGGCGCAACATACCAGAGCCCTCGAAATTGCTGCCGGTGCGATTCAGGGTAAGCAAGATGAGCTTGTTTGATGGGATCGGTTCAGGCGTCTTGCCTACACCGACGACCTGTTGTTGCACACCATCAAGCTGTTGATTATCACGAGACAACCAGCGCAGATGCGCGCTCGGCTCTCGATCAGCATAAAGGTCAAGCCAGACTCGAGTCTTGCCGTTGAAGTCAGGGCCGACTCGATAGACCTCTTCAGCGTAGCGATACCCAAGCGGCACAAACTCGAGCAGGTATGAAAGTTGCTCTTCCCAAGATTGAGACATCTGCCCTGCATACCCATCGAAGCCAAAGCACTCATTCCCATAGCGCGCGAGCTCGTTGCACACTGGGTCGAGATCGTCTGCTGACTCAAAGCGCCAGGTTGCAGAGAGCAGGGTCTGCCTGAGCATGTGCCACGATCGACGCACGACCGGATCAGTGCGCAGCATGTCCTCAGCCTCACGCACCCAGTTGAGCCCGGTTAGCTGCGCGTTGCGCTCATAGCCTGAGATCATACCACCGGACAGCATGGTGCCGGTGATGCCTCGTGTACTAAAACGAGGGTGGAGCCCCCTCATGTGTCGAGGCGTCTCCTCTGTATCGGCTTTGTAGTCTAGCTTGCGCATGAGCCCTCGAGGGTATCAATAGATGATCGTTGGACTTATACATGCGTCGGTTTTAGTGTTGGCTTAATCGGGCGCTTTGTCAAGCCCTGTATGAGGCCACCTGCCTCGAGCCTTTAGCGCTTCAAAGTCAGTCGGGCGCTCATCGGTACAGATCGATCTTGCGAATCGCCATCGATGAGGCTTGCCGAGCTCCTGCCACGATCGACAGCGCTCGCACCATGCAAAGTCAATCGTCGTATTTTGCGAGCTCATGTGTGAGATACCAGAGCGCTTTCTGCAAGTCCTCTCGCGCGTTGCCCTTATGACCTGAGCGCGCGACGTACTTGACGACGTTACCGAGTGCAAAGCTCAAGCCCCACGCCTCGATAGCGTCGATCACCTCAACGCCTGACTCAGCATGATAGTGCTGAGGGTGATCGACTGCTGAGCTTGGCTCGTCTGCTGTAAGGTCGACTCGTTGCCGGCAGTTCAAGTCAGTCTCATGCAGTACGATGTCACTAGGTGCGAGGTAAGGATATTCAGTCACGATTGATCTGCTTTCTGAGAGCATCAATCTCGCCCTGCAATTTGAGGAGATCATCATGATAGTCATCAAGCCTCTCGATGATTTCATCTTGCTCCTGCTTCTCTAATTCAAAGCGCTTATTGACCCACGTCCACAGCATGTACATGATCCCGACTGTAACGACTGCGACGAGGTTATTAGGGTCGAGCAGCTTATCAGCAAGCCCAGGTGTTAAGGTTGGATCAGCCATTTAAAAGCCCCTTCGATCGGTAATGATGCCTGCGCGCTTGGTGCGATTCGGCTTGCGTCTGGGTGTGTATGTCGAGCGTGATACCTCGTCGGCCCAATAGTTAAAGATGCAGTCATACCTGAGCGCGTCAAGAGGATCTTCACGGCCGTCTTTCTTGGGTTGCTCTTTGGTGTCCCAAGCATATGACATGAGCGCCTTTCGTATGCTGTTGCCTGTAGCGCGCTCGCCCTTTGTCCACACCTCGCGCGTGATCAGATAGCGACTGCGAGCAAAGGCGCGCTTGAGCTTCTGCACCCCATTAAGCACGTCGGTGCGCACTGGGTCGGTCGTGTGTCGCAACGGCATGCCGATGCCCCCTGCCTCGACTGGCTTGGCAATCTCACGAAAGGCGCTGCGCCCTGTCTGATCGTTGCGCGCCTTGCCTGCTTTGTCTGCGCATCCTGCATCGAGCCAGATGCGAGGGCCGGGCGCTTGATCTCTGAGCGCACGAGGCCAAGCGACGCGCAGGATCATCTCCGCGAGCTGTTTGATCGTGACCTCTTGCGGGTTGATCTCGTGAGCGATCACAGTCGCCTCGCGCGCCTCGTCATAGACCAAGATTAAGACGCTCGGCTTTCTAAAACCCCAGTCGATCGCTATGCGCCCTGTCATCTCAGGCGAGTATTTAAAGTCGTCGATCACATGTGACTCGATGTCAAACTCTTGATACACGAGACCGCTTGGTGGCTTTGGTCGATTCATGACCATCGCCTCGCGCTCATCTTCGGGTAGGAGCTCGGTTGCTTCAAACCAAGCTTCACTCAAGTTTGCCTCGTTTACATACGAGGTAAAGAGCAGAGGAGGGTTGCCGGCATCCTCTGCCATCTGGCACCACCAAGCATCTGCAACCGGTAGACCGACAAGAATCAGCGTCGGGCTCGGCCCTGATCGCAGGCGACCGAGCGCCTTATGCGCGACCTCAGCGCTTAGCGTTTGGCACTCATCGATGAGCGCGACACCAGAGGTCACATTGATACCCTCGAGCGGGTTGTGCGAGGCATCGCGCGTGCCCGGTCGAAAGTAACTGCGACAGAGTACTGCGCTACCGGTGTATGTGTCGACCCACTGCCTGAGAGTGTGGTTATATGTCCACCCTCGAGGCATGAGCCACTTTTCAATCTCAGGCATAAGCACCGAGTTGTATCTGCTGTTCGTGTCGGTGATGAGCAGGCTTGTCGTGCCCGGCCTTGTCTTAGCGATAAACCACAGCGCGAACACGAGCGAGCTCGTCTTGCCTGATCCCCAACCACAGCGCGCAGCGATCACGCGATCAGAGCGCCTTATGCCTCCGATGACCTCGAGTTGTAAATCGTTAAGGGTCAGATCACTCATGATCAGCCTGTAGCAGGTATGCGATCAAAGCCTGCTCATCGATGCGTAGGTTATGCTTGGTCGAGCCTTTGGTATAGCCTCGCACAATACCGCGCTCGATGTAGTCGAGGGTATAGTGCTTTAAGCTGTACTCTGAGCAGTTCTCGGTCACGAATTGACGCAGGAAAGTGCGCAGAGGCATAGGCTTGTTGGGCCACTTGTAGAGCGCGAGCAAGGTCTGCTTGCGCTTGCGCGTGATGCTACTCCGAGCGATGAGCTGCTCGATGTCAGGCGTCTCTTCGACTCTGGGTGATGGTTGCTTGTGCGTCACGAGCTCAAAGAATTGTGAGACCTCGGTTGCAGAGCACATCGCGCGATCGAGCTCTGCCAAGCTGTGAAAGTATGCGCGACTCATCGGCCCATCTCTGCCGACTGATCGGCCCCAGATCATCACGACTGCAAAAGGTGTCTCGTAGTGCATCGCAGCGCTTTGGAAGGGTGCGCGATATATACCGAGCGCGACACACCAGAGCGCCTCGCTTTGGCTCGCGAGCTTTTGCAGGTTGTGCAGTTGGTTGCCCATATGATCGAGCACGCTGTCAAGTATCTCGCCCGGTGATCGATGGTCGTCGATCTTTCGATGTCTCGTCTTGACCTCAAGCGCGACCTCTGCTGGGCCGTTGCGCCTTTGCAGTACAAGATCGCAATACTCGCCCGGATCAGGCCAAGCAGGTCGACCCACCTCAAGAGGGCGCTTTGATGTTCGGTAGTTTGCCCAGTCTGCCGACTCGATCACTGAGGTGAGGAGCGCTGCGAATCGGTTATGGATACGCACAGCGCCTGCGCGCATCTGCTCAGGTGTCCAATTAGCAGAGAGCAGAGGCCGGTTGATTTTGAGTTTGTTTTGTGGCATAGCTCTCTCGCTTGTTCTTTGCAGGATCAGTCGGCTTTGTGGCTTTGGTCGGCTGATCCTGCGGAGTCTTTATCTACTAGATGTTGCGTCTGCTGTAGCATCGCGATCACCTCTGGCACTCCGTCCTCTTTCTTGGTCGTGACCTCGAGCGCCTGCTTGTCACCATATAGATCAGGGCGCAGTTTTGACAGGAGCCACATAAGCGCGCGCGTGTCATCCTTGCGCGTAGCAGCTCCTCGAAGCTCTGCCATGATTGAGCCCTCTGCCATATGTCGAGCATCTTCGACCTCTGCCTTAAAGTCGTCGTGCTTATCCATCCATCCATAGACTGTTTGACGCACGAGCTCTGCACCGACTGCGGCTGCTTCGATGCTATGGCCTTCACTGAGCAGGCGCAGAAAGTTGTCGACCTTGGTCGCGTACTTTGGCGCTCTTGGGCCGGTGGTCGCGCGCGCGCTTGTCGCCTTTGTCGTAATAGAAGAGGCAGACTCGCGAGCTGCGAGCCCTTTGAGGTCGTCTTTACTCATCTACTATCTCCCTCAAGATCATCTTTAGTGCTCGCCCTGCACTATGCAGGGTATTTTGATTCAAGCCCCAGTGACGCGCATAATCATTGATGCTAGTTCCGTCAAAGTCGAGATATACCTCAGCGAGGGTGCGTTGTAGGTCTGTGGTGCAACGCTTGATCATCTCAGCCTTAATCACTGCTTTGTCTATCTCCCAGTCAATATGCGAGAGCTCATCAGGTGCAGCTAGGTGCTCGCGCTCGAGCATCGTGGTGACATAATCATAATCGATGCGACGATGGTTGCGCACATGATTAAGCGCGCGCCTCATCATGGTCGATGTGATCGCAGCGTCAAAGTCTTGAGTGAGATCGATGAGCTTGACGCCTCGATCAAGCATATACAGCACAGTCTCTGAGTAAACATCTTTTGCGTCGTCGACTGTGAGCCCTACGCGACGCAT